CGCTGAAGATCCTCAAATAGTAAGTAAGGATCCCAAGCTAACTGACTAACCCAAGATGGAGGTCGATTATACCTTACGGTTAAATCGACTTCACGTTGAGGGTTAATCTCCAAGTCCCCGGTATGAGGGGGCATAAACCACGATGGACGCGTTTTATACTTCTCAGTATAAGCAACGTACATACGGTTGTCTGCTCCCGCATTAATTGGGGTGGAGTGTCCAGCCATCATCATCCAATGAACCATTGCTGGCTCATCTTTAAATGACAGATCACGCTTTACAGGCGCAAGCTTCTTACGAAACTTGTGTTCTGTAATTAATGAGCTGTTAGAGTCACAATCCCAGCCCCCCCATAGAAAGGAGGGAACGAAACTGGACCACCTCTTGTGGAACTGGGCTAATTTCTCGCTAGTGAAGAACGGAACGTTCTCACCAGTGGAAAGCCTAGAATCCCACGTAAGGATGTGGTTAAGGTGAAGGATTAAATCCGACACCGTGGACACTTCTCTACGAATGTAGAAAGGAGTGACATCTTGTCCTGTATAATAGTGTTTTCCGCACGATTCGCGAAAAGGCCCACTTGCGTGAGTCTTTTTAGCGTTGACACGGAAACCTAGCCAAGCGAATATTCGCATAAGCCGGGGCACTATTGTATGATGACATATAATATCGTCACCATAAACAGATATGCGACCCTTAATTCCAGAGCGTCTCGCTACCGTACGCGTAATCGCGTAGAATAGCAATGACTCTAACTCAAACGTGAAGCCGTTGCCCATAGATGAAAACATCTCTAGGTCGTGCGGAACGTCTGAGTTTGGAAGTAAGGTGCTTTTAACCCGAAGGTCTTCGCATATTGTCCATACCGAGAAAGGAAGGCAGTGAAATGCCAATTGTCTCGATATAGAGTCGCTTGCCGCAGATAAATCAACAGTTGCTAGCCCTAGGGCATATGCATCTTTTGCTAATCGTTGGTTGATGGTTTGATCACGTAGATCAATCCCAACTTTACGTAGCTTCGCGCGAATAAATTCGCCCACGCCACGTTGTAGCGACATATTGACCTCAGGCTCTTTACAAGCCACCCGGTCAATATCAGACTTTTTGTCGACAGTAAACATCACACTACTATCCACAATCTGCAAAGATTGGTCCGCTAGGACCGACCCTTCCGTTAGGAATTCCCAATATGGGAATGCAGATTCAGTAATGTGAGCTACACCAGCGAGTTTTGATATCGCAGCAGTTTCGCTGCGCTTGATACGGGTACTCGCGCCGTTGGAAAACGGCACAATATCGAGGATTCCGATACTATTCAATTCGAAAAGAGAATAGTGCCGGATCTCGTCCATACCAAGTATGCTACAAATTAGTCGTCGGACCTCATCAAGAAAACTCTCTGAAGTCGTCCAACCAAAGTCTACATCATTAAAGATGAGACGTTCGTTTGTTTGCATATTTGTCTGCTCGCAGCCAAGCCATTTTTGAATGGCCTTAGCTTGACGCTGGGATGGTGAAACAATCTTTGGATCTAGGTACTTAGAGAACAATTCGTCTCGTAGGTACTGGTCCTTGAAGGTTTCACCGTCTAAAGCGGAGAGAAGTTCACTTCTGAACTTGCTACCCACACCAGCTGGTAACCGATTATTGAAGCCTCGACGGCTCCGATTTCGACTTGTCATCTACAATTTCCTCTTAGAGTGAAAATGAACCTTCCATTACAGAAGGGGTGTTACACTGGAATCGTAAAGACCCCAAATTCGCTAAGAATTTGGGTTGCTTCCGAAACTTGTTGACCGCCGAATATTACGACGACAATCAACAGGGTCAGTGCGGCCGGAATGGCCGAATGTTGCCGCATGATGCGGGCAACGAAAGACTTAATAAGCGACTTCATTTAGTATAAAGCGGCCCCTTGGGTCAGAACTGGGTCAAGAGTGACCTGGCCTGATGCCAACGATGCCTCAGCATACGCGATGATTTCGTTCATCTCGTCTTCCGTTGCGTCTGGTGCGAATGTAAATTCCACATTACAGTGGGCTTTACGTACAACAGACACAATATCAACACCAGTAGATGTATCAGTCGATACCACCGGTACCACAAACTTGGTAACTACCTTACGGTAACCACCAGCAGTGACGCGAGCGGAGACGGACATAGATTTGTCGCCCAGGGAAGTATTACCTGGGGCGCGAAAATATGCGACGTTTCCTTCAATCCGTACGGGGTCAAAGTTGACCGCTACGGGAGTTCCAGCACGATTAAGTAGTGCTAGGGATGTGATTGCAGGCATACTACAATCCTTTCATATAAGTAGTTAACTTACAGCTATTTATTCTGATAACGAGAGGATTCTCGAACCAGAGGGCTACGAAGCCCTACCTTAATTGTTATTTCGAAACTATCGCAGTTAATAACGTCAATATTGACGTTATTTTACTTAGATTAAGTTGCGGATCCCAGTAAGGTACTGGGGGTGGCGGAAACGGCATGAGCTGACGCTCAAACGTTTCAAGCCATTCGCTGTAACTAATGTTATAGTTCCAGCTACGACCCATAGGGCCAGCAATCTCATGAAACTTTCGTTCAGGGTAAGACTTACACTGAAGGATTGGATCATGATTAGTGCCGACAGTAGATCGTTGGTACTCAACTACCTTTGTCATATAACCATCTCGAAATTCCATCCCAAAGTGGGTGGAAAGACCAGATAGGAACGAACCAATTGGAACGAACCAGTTAATGACGAAGGACATGGGGAATAACTCCCATGCAAGAGCAGCGGGATTAAGTAATCCATGGCTCCCTAGTGAGGCTAGTGCGTCATTAGTAACGTAGGCTTTGATGCCTGCTTTAATGACGTATTTCTTCTCACCACTGTGTGTATAAGTGATGTGACCTTCCTCGACAACTTCGTCAAGGGAAATCACTTCCTCTTTTCGCACGGTAATGGCTTTAGAGATGGGTTGATTAAACCCATACTCAACAGCTTCAGCGAGACTATGGATTTCATTCATGAGTGGTTTCCACCCATATTGAAATTCCAGAATCAAGTTGGCGCTGTTGCCAGTGAGAGTCTTCTTTGCGCGTTTCTCATCTATCCCTAAATTAATAAGGGCTTTGAGAAAACGACCTTGCTTCACATATTTAACACTTGTGAGCAAACGCTTTGACGCACTTAGAAGTAATGTCACAGTTTCGGGCAATTCGCCCGCGGTTTGTGACACTTCCCAACCTTGTTGTTGGACTGATGCCTGAAGTGCTCGAGTAACCCTACTCTCCAGATAACCTGGAGGATTAGGTCGAATCGACCACCAATCGGCGCTCCATTTGGTGTCTCCGGACCCATATCTAAGTAAGTACTTAGGTGGAATCTCAGATTTAACAATACCTTGGTGAACACTAACGTAAGGGGAACAAGGGTTGAAAACAGCCCAGAGTTCTTCTTCGTTAGAATCACTTGCGGTACTGTCCATTCCGTAACGGAATGCCCAGTATGGAGTAGGAACATGGTATCCACCATTCTTAGGAACAGTGGATACAGCATCATCACGGGCCGCAAATCGTGTAGTCACGGGGGCACTAAAGCTCGTAACAGTCGATTGATTAAGTAAATAATCAAACGTTTCTGTTCGACCTTCGAATGTCTTACGTGAATAAACGTAGTCGCGTACCATAATGATTGCTCCTATCAACTTAGTTGGTAGGACGGAACCC